GGTTACAAAGTGATAGGTCGCTTTCTCATCCTTATCTTCACCTACGTGAGTATAAAGACAGATAGTAAACAATCCTTCTAATACGATTTGGTTGTCCAATGCTTTCATTAATACCTCAAGGTTTCCCAAGAGGATTAGACTATATCTTGTAATCATCTGTATTTTTATATTTCCAGATAAAACCACCAGCTTTCTTTCCTCTACCCACACAACAGTTTTGGATCGCTCCCCTATATGTGTTATTTGCAATTGCTGCATGTTGTAGAGAAAGGTATTCTTCTATAAACTCTCCTTCTTCCGAGAATTTGAGTACAGCTTTATACCTCTTTGCTTTGGTTTCTTCTGATTGTTTTTTACCTAGATTAAAGTTACGAATCTTTTCTTTTGCTGATTCTGTTAACTTTACTCCTTTTCTTAGTTCACTCATCTTTCTTTTAGACTCTTCAGTGTGTCTAAAATCTTTCATCTTGTCTTTCATTTTTTGTCTACGTTCTTCCGTATAGATTTGGTTTTTATTTCCATCTCCTCCGTCAGTCATATTTAATAGATTGAAGTTCCAAGCTTTAAATTGAGCAATCCAGTATTGTTCGGTAAATTCCCAATTGTTTTCGTCTATTTCGTCTAGTAGTTCTATAATAGGAGATAAGTCTTTTTTGTATAAATGTTTTATCCAATTACACTTATGACTTTTTTCTCTGTTTCTGATAGAACTCATTATATGTCCATCAAGTCTTCTCTCTAAACTTTGCACAGTTTTTCCTATATACCTTATTTCTAGGGTAATTGGGTCTGATAGTGTGTAGATTTTTACTTTTCTCATATTGTAAATATACAAAAACTTTTGGTAAAATACAAGTGATTACCTCACCGTTTCCCCGAAAGTCTTAGACTCTCGAGTACTCCCCTTCACGGGGATAGTCGTTGAACGTTCTTCCCTATCTTCATAGTAGGAAGCTTCGCTGCTGATTACCCAATCCTAGTCTCTTTCACTATGCTGAAGTCATTACTGCTTCAGGGAGTGTACTAGGCTCTAAGGGCGTTCCAGTCAATTAGATGAGTACAGGCAAGCGTTCACCTATGGTCTTAATCTTCTGACCTACAATATGTCCATCATCCTCTATGTTCTCTGAGTGAGTGATGTAGAATACTTTAAGGTCATTACGAAGTTTACGAGCTGTAGTAAGCATGTTGGTTACATCCTTAGCTAAGTTTACAAATTTACCGAAACCTACTTCGTTGGCTTTCTTCATCATAAGGAAAGACATAGAGTAGATAGCATCATCCATAATTACATTCTTAATGTGTGGTGCTTTCTCGCTGATTTGTTGTAACAAAGCTGTGATTTGAGCGATCTCATCTACTTCCATGTAGTTCTTTGACTCAGTGTTGTAGAGTTTCTCTGCTCCTTTGAAAGGCAATTCTTTCCGTGCTACGTTAATAATAAAGGTTTCTTTGGGATCGAGGGTTCTGATAGAGGTAGATTTACCTGTACCTGAAGGTCCTACAATTGCGATTAGTTTGCTTGACATATATTTTATTTATTTGGTTTATTTGGTTTCTTCAATTTCTTCTATTCGGTCTATGACATCGTCTTCTGTATCCCAGCCAAAGTTGCCTACAAAGTGCACAGCGGCAGTGAAACAGTTTTCAATACTTCTTTCAGGGTCAGTCAGTAGTTCTTCTCTCATAGCTTCATTGTTGTAAAGTTCTGAGGAAAGCCACATCAAGAAGTTGTCTTCTTGTTCTATAGTCCATGTGTGCTTTTCATACCATCCATCTTCTTTAACATCTACAGTGCTATAATCTACGTTTATAACGTCACACATGTGTTTGATTATTCTAATTAAATACGGGTTCTGTTGTTCATCCATTCTTTACATTTTTAAAAATCGTTCGTAATGATTGCCTACTGGATTATTCATATCCTGTGGTCTTGGTAACTCTTGGAATTCTCCGTTAGCTCCATTAAAGTATAGTCCTATGCTTGAGTTTTCTAAGCCATAGTAACGGTCTTTAAGGAATTTAAGGGAGCGATACTTGTTACCTAAGATACTTACATCATATCCATTATGAGTAGCGATGTTGTATCTAGCAGGACTAAATAGACCAATGACAATTTCGTAGTCTTGGTGTACACCTTTGTTGATGTGGAGTTCTTCCATTGATGGTTCTAGTTTTTCTTCCATCAATTGACCTTTGTAGGTGTAAGTCTGTTTCTCTGATGCAGGTGTCTGCTGATGTACGATTACGTTGATCATCTTGTAACGTTTAGAGAAAACCTCTAATACGTAATCCTTAACCATAAAGTCAAAGGTTTGATAAGATGACAACTTAATCTTAGTGTCAGGAGCTACCTCATTAGATAAAAGACTAATGTGGTCTAAAATAAAAAATACCCATACATCATCTGACTTATACTTGTAGCCTGTGATTAACTTCTTACCGTCTTCGAGTTCTTTGTATGTGTGCTCTCCGATTTCAGGGTTATCAAAATAGGCTCTAATATATTTAGACATACCCGTAGGGTTTCTAATGTAATCAACTACCTCTACGATCTCTTGTAAGTTATAGATGAATCTTTCAGCATCTTTAACCTTAGCCATAAGATCGTTAGTCATAGTGTAATTACCAATAGACTTTAATTGTTGTACGCTAATAGTTACCCTGTGTTTCTCGTACATGTAGATTGAGATAAAAGATAACCAGAAGTCTGTAGCACTTTCTTCTAAAGCAAAGTAGAAGATTTTAGGTTGTATAGAACTCTTGTTTAAGCGTACTTGCTTGTAGATGTTTAAGATAGTCATGTACTTAGCAAACTTTGACTTACCTACACCTGATGCAGCTGTTAAACAAGTAATAGAACCTTTAGTAAATCCTCCGTAATGTTCTCCTAGTCTAGGAAAGGGAGGAGGGATAGAAGTTAATCCCCCCTCTTCCTTCACTAGTTTATTACGTTCAATCTGCCCAATTAATTGTCCAAACTCCATAATTACAAAATTTGATGACTATTGTAGGCTGGACCTGTGCCATTCTTTAACTCCTCACACCATTTGGCTAAGTCGCTTTGGTCTACGCCATCTATCTTTTTGTAAATAAAGTAACCACACTCTCTAATGAATCTAATGTTTCCTTGAGACTTAAGTGTACTTATGTAGAGATCTGTTGCTTGTGATATTTCTTCTAGAGTATAGTCGTATTCACTGATAAATCTAATTAAGCGTTTTACTACGCTAGACTTGTCTGTGGTCTTACCTGATACTCCTAGATTCTTAGCACTAAACTTACCTACAAACTCAGCTAACCAGTTAGCAGAGATAACAATCTCTTTCTTTGCTGAGGGTTTGTTGACATGTTTGTTAGCAAGTGATTCAATTACAGAAGGCTTGGGAGCAATCAACTCTCCAATAGATTTAGAAAAGTCTAAATCCTCTAGTGCTTTAGGTGTCCAACTATAAGTAGTTCCGTTATGTAGAAGTTTCTCTTCGTAAATCCACTTGTCTATCATCTTCTCCTTCTGTAGCAGTGCCCAGAGGACTTCGTAAAACGTTTTCTTCATCTGTTGGTTTTATTAAGGTAAAGTTTACACCTTTAAAGATTTCCTGAGAATTAATCTTTATTGGGTCTACAAAGATAGGCAAATTCTCATCTTTTTGCAAGAGAATTTGCTCTTCTATCCACATTTTTTTCATGAAAAGAAAGTCTGGATGTGACTCCAGACTCTCTCCATAGTGTTCTATATCCATAGATTAAAGTTTGACAATTTCCTCGAAAGGAACTTCCCCAGCTTTGCAGTCTTTCATCATCGTCTCAATGAAATCTTGCTCGTCTTCAGGTACGTTAAAGATGCTTTCGCACTCATAACAATAACTGTTAAGTAACAAATCATTTGTAACGTGAAGTTTATCACCTAGACAATTAGGACAGATACCTTCCATCATCATTTCATCAAGGTCTGCTTGCTTGTAAAGAACCTTTGATTTGTTGCTGAATGATTCTAGTCCTTCTCTTAGTCTTGGGTCTTGATACTGAGGGTAACATTCTGTGATCCATTCGCTGTAGATTTCA